GGGGATAACGAGCTCCATATCTAGCAACCTAACAAGGCTAACCTTTTCGTTATGGTGAGAAAGATCAACGCACTTAACTAGTACAGGGTTGCTTATTTCGGGCTCACTTTGTTTCTTTTTAAACACATTTTTTATCTTACTTAATAGTCCCATTACTTTACGTCCTTATTAGAATCCATTCTCCAAAACAGATGACCTGCCAGAACTCCAGCAAGGAATGGAATAATTAAAAAATCATGCGACAGGCTTATGATAACGCTGCTTATAGTTGCCTCTCCACCGCCCTCGGTAAGGGCATAGATGTCATAGATTCCAATGATCGCTATAATTGAGCAGGTAAAGATTAAAGTCAGTTTCTTCATACGGATACTTCTTCCATCAACTCAGGTACAGTAAAGGGAATCGGACCACATACCGAGAAATCTAGGTTTAGCTCTGATTCAAGAGAGATCATCGCCTTGCGAGTATAGTACTCAACCCATACTGATTTAATCCACTCGTTCATGGTTTGTTCTTCATGAAAAATTACAGTTTGAACTACATCATCCTTCTTTTTAACAATTACTTTTTTATTCATATTAATATTGTCCTGTTCGATTTATTGAAAAAAAATGACTAGTGCCCGTTGAGTTAAATGTAGGTGTCGTAGCTGAACTATAGGATCTAATAGTTATTTGCTGTCCAGTTAAAAGAGGTATGCTGTTTATACTAATCGGACATTGAAGATAAGAAACAACCCCGCCAGCGGCAATAGAGAAGTCGTATGATTGTACACCGTCAATAAATATAGCAATCCCACCTAGATTATTTAAAGCATAGGTACCATTGATTAAAAATTGTGCTGAGATACTATAGACCCCTGATGTTGGAACTGTGTATATCCCGCCCAAGTAGGCATTGTGAGAATCCTTTACTCTTGTTGGGAATGTAGAGGTGTTATATGAACTTGTGAGTGTTCCAGTTGGTATTCCTCTATATAAAGCACTCACTGATTCTGATGCAGCTATTTGAGATGGGCCTGATATGCGTTCAATCTGCAATGTACCAAATGAACTAATTGACCCACCTAGATTAGTTGACCTAACGTCAATTGTTTGTCCTGCCAAGGCGTAGACTTTACCTGACCCAGAAAATCCCTGATTTACTACCTCTTGAATTGCAATAACTGGTCGGTTATATCCGGCAGTGGTATTTCCATTTACTGAAATATAGAAAAATGATCCTGCCGCTGAAGTCCCATCTCCCGATGCATTTACATTGTAAAACCCAGGAACTTTTACAGTATATTGTCCAGAGACTGTTGAGTATGCCCCATGGGTATCTAATCCAACAGTAGAGTAAATTATAGGGCTGTTTGCCGAATAAGATGCTGCTCCTCCTCCGATTAAAGCTGCCACAACTCTAACATCAGCATCTGAGCTGAATACTTGAGAAGAAGACCATCCTTGGATAGGTACTTCCATATCAATTGTAATAGTTTGTCCAGCAGCCCATGTTAGAGGATGAGTAGTATCCCAACTTGCTTCTACTCCAGTATATGTAGTGGTCGCACCTTCCATTTGGAAATTCGTCATACTTGTATTTGCTCGAACGATTGCCGCTGTATAATAACCAGCACCACTTCCTCCTGTTGCAATACCAACGCGCTGATAGGCATCTGTATTAATGAATCCAACCGTATTTGTTGTATAATCCGCAGATAATCCAGAGGGCAGGGAGAATTGAAAAACCCCTATTGGTAAAGAAGATCCTACAATCAGAGTACCTTTAATTTTAACTCTAGAGCCAACTCTATTATAAGATAAAGCTGCTGTACCATTTCCAAAATTAGATAATATAGGGGTATACACAATTGGATCAGTCACTGCACTTCCATATAATTTAGACTCTGGCCCTAATATGAAGTTATCGAACTTCACCGTATAGGCTAAAGCCGAAGTGCTTCCAGTATGAATAATTAATCTATATGAAGTTGAGTTACTAGAAGTCTGGAATTCTACTGCAAATTTCTCAATGATCCCCGAGTTCTTAATTAAGTACGGAGCTGGTTGAATTAATACCGCGTTGGTCACATCGTAAATCCAGACGCTCATGTCATTGTCCGCGTAAGTTCCAGATGCAATCAAATATTCAAATGAACATTGAAGCACTTTCCCCTTGTCAGCGTTGTCAATTGAGAAGGCGTATGAAAATCCCTCTCCCTGTCTATTTACCGCCGTCTTAGTCCAAAGGAAGTTTGTGTTTTTTCTTATTGCCGAATCTGTTTGAGCAACAAACGTCGACGCAGGAGAGCCTCCTGTACCATCGACTGGAGAGGTTCCGGCAGCGTCAGCGTAAGTAGTCCATAGACCAAGCTTCGTTCCGTCTCTCGCTTCAATATAGTTCTTAGTGCCCTGAATAGTAGGATCAAAACTCATAACACGCTCCAATTTGTTCCATTTGATACAAGAGTAAGTGATTGATACTGAGATATAAGTGGTGCTGTCAGTGCCCCATCAATTGTCTGTGAAGAGGTTGTCGCAATAGTAACCGAGTTAACAGATGAATCCGTTTTTTTAATATTGAACACTTTTCCAGAAAACCCAACCGCCGTTGGAAGAGTAATTGTAATCGCTCCTGAAGTTGCATCGCCAAGAATAACATCATCTGAATAAAGCCCAGTATAGTTTGCAGTTTTTGTTGAAACTGCCATTGTGTTTGTTGTTGTCCAAGCAGTGCCGTTATAAACACTTAAACTTGCCATATCGGTATCGTAAACGACCATGCCGGCTGTAGGACTGGCCACACTGTTCTTCTGGGCCGTGGTCATGCGAGGAGGCATGAAGGCTTTAGTGGTTGACGTAACGTCAAGAATTGCGTTGGCATTTGGAGTAGCAACACCAATTCCCACGTTACCACCTGTAAAAATACCAGCGTAGTTATTTGTGGCACCAGTCGTAGCCGCTATATTTAGCCCGTAAGAATTAGTTACGTTGGTGACCGCTGAAGTTGGAATATAAAGCGCACTTGAATTTGTTATTGTTGCATTCGTCCCACCGTTAGATGGGCCATCAATTGCCAGCGCCGCCGCATTTGTTAAAGTTGAAGCTCCGACAAACGAATGAGACGAGGGGGTGATTCTAAAGTCTCTTTGTAAAGCAAGAGCCCCAGTAGCATGTTGACGGGTTTGTCCGATGTTAAAATAAGTATGAGGTGCTTCGGTACTAGCGGTTAAAGAAGTGTCCGCCACGCCCGTTACTAAAAACCTAGCCGTTGAGGCGGAAGTACTTGCCGCCTGAGTAAACGCATTTTGTATTTGAGTTGTGGTAAACTTGTTAGCCCCACCAACCTGAAGGCTTAATTGCCCACTGCCCTTAGTGGTTATGTTCATTGCTTCGTTTGTTCCTGATGATATGGTTCCCAGCAACACTCCAGAACCAGCAGAGTTTCCAGTAACCTTTAACCCAGTTGCTGCCGATGCCGTTGACGAATCAATTTGTAAAACCGAGTTAGTTGTACCGTTTGGCCCAACCGCAAGCGAGTTGGCACTATTTGATGTAATCGTTAGCGCATCGGTAAAGTTCTTGAGCCCAGCGATTGACTGTGCCGTTGTTAAGTCAACAAAGTTTTGAGTTGCTGAACCTGTACCACCGTTAGCGATTGGAAGAATTCCTGTTACGTCTGTTGTTAAGCTTACAGGGCCAGTCTGGTTCTTTGTCCAATCAGTATTAAGAGCACCTGTCTTTAAGTATAAATCACCAGTCGTCGTATACATCGCTATTGATCCTTTAGGGGCAGTCAATCCAGCGGTTGGTATAGTTGACGTGGTTAAAATCTTAGCAACGCCAAATAGGTCAATATTAGGCTTTAAAGTCTTAACGTCGCTCCCACTAAAGATAACCGCATCGGCGAAGATCAAGGTGGGAATTATCAAGAGCGTGATTAAGTATTTTTTCATTATTCTATCCTAATAAGTTTGCAACAATTAGACCTTCCGCAATTGTTCCCGAAAACGGCCCGGCGGTTGCCTGGAGACACTTCACAGAAATTCTTGAACCGGATGGAATTGGGAAATGCACTTCTCCGTTGAATCCACCAGGGGGAACATAGATCCTATCAACTTCAAAGCCAGCGGCACCAATTGCAAGTATCATTGCGTATCCGCCAGTGTCCATTAACGTCAAATGATTGACGGTTGCAGACGTTGAGGCAATAAGCTCAGAGTATGCTGCGTTTGTTACGCTTGTAATTGAGTAATCTCTATAGATCTTGTCAACGAGCGTTCTTGTTCCAGATGCTGCAGTAACAGCGGCCAGTACGTCCAGTTGGGTTGCTTCCGAGGCAAGCCCTGGAGCAGAAATAGAACCAACCGATCTAATCGGTAAATCAATATAAACTGAAGCCATTATTGAGCCTCCTTTGTGTTAACGAAAGCGTCAAGAGAGCCAGTTCCAGACGTTGCAGTGTAATGAAGGCGCGCCATTAGGTACTTAACATCGCTGACATTATAAAAAACATCTCCAGCAGCGGTAATTGCTTCCGTTGAATCCGGTAATAGCATCCAGTCGATCGCGTTGATACTTACTGAGATATACATTGAACCCACCGGAGAACCAGTGAAAACCGCATGAATAGAAAACCCGATTCTTTGAGCTAGTGTGATGTGTTCAGAGACAAAACTGCTCGACATGTCCGCGTCTTCAATCAATCTATTGCTTAATTGACTAACCATTATTATCTCCTTACTCCGACAACCCTAGGCTCTTCATATCCTGAAGCCTTCCCGTTTTTCTCGAATGCTGTTATTTTTCTTATTTCTTCGTTTGCTTGTTTTTCTAAAAGTCTTTTAATAGAAGCCTTATGCAATTCGCTCTTCGCATTGTGTGCCATTGAGGCCATAAATAGCGCGCTTAAGAAGTCGTCAAGCGGCTTAAATCTCTTTGCTATAAATATAATTAACTTGATCATTGTCCCGACCTTTGGAATTTGTTTGTATTTGAATCAATTGCTTTTTTAAATTCTGGATCTTTTAGAGCAAGGGTTACTGCTGCAGTGAATTTTGCAGGCGAAACTGAAGCAGCGTTTTGTAACGTCTCTGCAAAAGAACCAAGTAGCTCAGGTTGGCTTGCTAATATCTTAGAAGCCTTATTTGCAGCATTTGCGATTATTGGATTTCCGTATTGCTTGGATAGTTTTGAGCCCGCAAGGGCAACAACAGCACCCGGGCCTCCCTTTGCAGCAGCTCCAGTGGTTGCCAGTGCCGCATCTGTTATCCCTACGGTTTGTTTAACGCCTTCGCCAGCAGACTTCTTCATAGAGATATCGGCAATTTCTTTCATATTTGAATAGCGTTTGTTTTCTTTTAATAGCTGTTCAACTAAATTAGTCCCATTTTCTTGGTCGATGAGTGCAAGCTTTTCCTTCATAGAGTCTTGAAGCTTGTTTCTTAGTAGTTTTAGTTCCATTGCGACGTCAGGATCAACTCCGCTCCCCCATGCACCTGCTTTTCGGGCAGATTTATCGAGTTGCTGTCTAATCTCAAGTGCTTTGCCAAGGTCAACTTCACCATTTTTTGCAATATTTTGAAGCTTCTTTGTAATGCTATTAATTACAGTGTCGCCATCTGGTAACATTTGTTGTCTATCAACTAACTCTTTTTCAAAGTCATTTGCGAATTGTTTTATGTTTATTGTCGTACTAGGGGCAGAATACTTTGCCTTTAACGCATTCATTTGATTTCCAAGATTATTAATCTCGGCTTGGTTTAGTAGGGGATTTTTCATTTCTTCTTGGAAAACTCTTTCAATATTATCGGAAATTTTTCCAGGAATGCTTAAAGCGGAATATTCTAAATTTGGAGGAATGTCCCCACTAACTGGACTAAAAGAACCCCTCTTGAGATTTTCGCCTGCTATTTCCACAAGATTATTGTATGTAGTACCTTTTTTAGATTCTATTGCTGAAAGTATAGATTCTTTTGTAAATCCTTTGTCTTTTGCCCAATCTGGGAAGGTGCTATTAGTTGACGTGTTAACATAGTTGCCAGTATCCGCAACATAAGAAGCCCCTCTTTTTCCAGCGGAAGCCTCTTTTATTTGTTGAGCCATGCTTAAAAGTTCGTCTTCTATTAACTTTTCCTTTACCCCATCCGGGCTATTGAAAGGTCTAGAGCTTGTTAAATCTGCAGCTTGTTTATAAATCCCACTAATATTTTCACCAATATTATTCTTAACTTCTTGGGCCTTATCTGCAATGTCTTTTATTGTATCTCCAGCAGAGACTATTCCCTCATCTAAAGCAGATCGCCCGATTTCAGCAGCTCTGCTCTTGCCTTTAAGTTCAAGTAATTTAGACTTTATTGGGCCAAGTGCTTTTAGAGCTTTTTCTTCTGCGTATGCTGAAAGATTAGAACTTGCGCTCTTGAATGCGCTTCCTGTTTTGCCAAGAGCCTCTAGTCCGCCTTGAAAGACTGCGCCTGTTGCTGCATCTGTTGCTGAATTTCTAACTCTTTCTTTTGCTTGTAATGGATTAACTTCGCCCTGGGTGTCTCCTGGGTTTCTAATTGCACCAACTACCGCTCCAGCTCTCGAGGCTTGCAATAAGCGTCCTCCAAAGGTTGCCGGTGCTGCGGCGGCTGCCATTCCAAGCCTTCCAGCTAAGAATCCTGGAGCTACTGCTGCGCCAACGCCACCAACAGCTTGCCCCGCGAAGTCTGCAATGGGATGCTCTTGCGCCATTTGGTTCTGGTAAGCTATTTGTGCGTCTCTTCTTTGTGTATAGGTTGAGTTATCTTGTGGAAGAGTAAAGCCTTGTTGCTGTAATTTAGCGTCTGTATTGTCTCCAAATAGACTTTGAAGTCCAGACTGAATCATTGGTTCTGTACCGGCAATAATCTGTGGAAGGTATCCAAGCGTTGCCCCTTTTCCAATTCCAGTTATCAGTGCTTCCCCGGTTGAAGCTTGAGGAGTTTGAGGTTGGATTGGCATGTTAACAGAAGCCCAGCTTTCTGCCTTAGATGGATCGCCGCCTTTAAAGACATGTCCATCTTCAACTGCGCCAATTGCCTTCCAGTTTTCCTGTTTAGATGGATCGCCACCAATAAAGCTATGTCCGTCTTCGGTTTGACCGATTACAGGAGTGCTCATTTCTTAGCTCCATACTTAAGCCACGGAGAACCGCCTGTGCTATTAGTAGGTGTTGCACTAGGTGCGGATTCATTCTTTGAATATGCTGAACCTATAATGTTTTGAAACCTGGCCGGATCTTTCTTTTTCAAGTCTGAGAATCCCTCACCGAGCCCACTAATAACACGGTCAACTTGTTTTGCGTTGTACTCTCTTTCGCGATCAACAGTGTCTAGCGCCCTAGAGAGGAATGCTCCTAGGTTTGCACCCTTTGGATCATTTAGGTATTTTGCTTTCAAGTCAGACCACTCAGAAGCAAGCGTTTTAAATCTTAAAGCCTCTGCGCCTGATATTGTCGAAGCCCCGCCAGATAATAACGAATCAAGGGACTTTGTAACCTCTTCCGATTGTGTTGATGTTAATTGGTCAAGTGCTGCGATCTCCTCTGGAGACCCATGCTTTAATCCGCCAGCGTAAGAGTCAGTTAAAACCTTAATGCGATCTGCAGCAGCCAGGTTTTTACCAAAGTTTCCAAGAGCATTTCTTGTTGTTGGGTTTACAACGGTCTTGGCGAATTCACCAAAACGCTTATCTGTTTTTTCATCTGTTCTTTGCGCTACCTGTGAGTGTTTAAACTCAATGTCGGCAAGCTTGGTTTGTCTTTCTAGTGGTCTAAGTTTTATATCGTCTTGTATCTTTTGAATATCGACTTCTTTTTTTTGTCTATCAAGAGGGATCATATCAACTTGCGCTTTCTTTAACGCTTCATTTTGTTGTTGAAGTGCTAAGTCTGCAGCTATTTTAGCCTTTTTTGCTTCTGTATATGTCTCAAGTGGATTAATTGGACTCATTTGAGCAGGAACCGCCGCGCTTAGAAGTTCTTTTAATGGAGATTGTCCTGGCATTACCGGGCCCGCTAACTCTTGCCCGTATTGAGCTGGTTGAGCTGGAGCTATTTCAGTTTGCTTGTACTCGCCTTTAAGTTGAGCAAGTGCTTGGTCTGGGTTTGCGATCCCCATTTCGTACATTTTTAACTTTGTTTGAGTATCTGCTAGGGCCTGCTGTCTCTGAGTTTGTTGCCCTTGTAGGTATGAAGAGCCAAAGCCTTGCAATGCTTGCCCTAGCGCCATCTCGAGTGCAGATTGCCTCTGAGTGGGCCCTGATTGGATTATTTGAACCATTAGGCTTGCCCTCCAGAGAAATACTTATTGAAGCCGCCAGATCCGGCAACGCCACCGAGTACTGAACCAGCTAGTGGCAAGGCAGCAGCAAGTAGTCCGCCACTTCTAGGTTGAGCCGCTTGACCCATCTTGAGAACTTTAGATTGACCTTGTTCATTTAATACTTGATTGATTCCGCTTGATGCAAAGTTAAGGTTTTGCTGTCTCATTTGTTCCTGGAGTCCAGGGAGTTGAGAGCGAACAGCACCGATTTGATCTGCGACGCCTTTTTGCTGATTAAGAATGGCACCGATACCAGATGCGGTTCTTCCAAGACCACGTTGAGCGACCATTTGCTCAGCTCTCATCTTTTGATCTGCAGCGTTTTGCATGATCTGATTTTCTTGAGCGGTAACTTGCTGTTGTGCTATTCCACTGACATCTGTTCCAATGCCTTGTCCGTATTGACTTAGTAATTGTTCTTGTATCTTTCTTCCCCCAGGGGAAGCCATGTCTATAACTTCATTTGGAGTTGCGGCGGTCTCTTTTCCAAGGGCAACGTCTTTAAGGCCATTAAACATACCCTTAATCTCTCCGCCGGTAGCCTTATCAACTGCCTTACTAATAACTCCCCCAGTAATCCCGCCCTTACTTGGGTCGTATCCAACCGTTCCAGCAGATGCTATATTGGCTACAACGTTTACAGCTTTTCCCATTCGGCTACCTCTAATTTGTATGTACTTAATGGGCCTGCAATAGACGCAAGCTCAAAGCCATAATTTTCAATTGTGTGTTTTGATAAAGCGACGCCGTTTGCTCGGTCGTCTGTCATGCAGTAAACCGTTTTCACACCGGCTTGCTTGCATATTTCAAAGACCTGATCGGCTAAAAAGTATCCGTGTCCTGATTGACGATATTCTTTCATGACAAAGTAATCGTTAATCATGCAATCAGGGAAGTCTATACGATAAATAATAAAGCCTTTATCTGTCTTTATGACGTCAAGATTTTCTCGTTCTTTAATGTAAAGTTCGTATAGGTTCACTAAAACCGCCCGCTACAACTAATGCTCCCAAATGTATTCGTAAAGGATCCGCCGACAGTAGTCACACATTGAAGTGTTGAGGTTGTTGTTCCTGGATAGTCACAACTAAACTGTCCCACGTTTGCCGCCGCTGTACCGGAAGCCACACTTCCTACGCATGAAATGGATGTAAAGTTTTTAACAAGGCCGATATTATATATCCCAGTAGAGCCGCCATAAGAAACTCCTGCTGCAGGATACTCTGGGTTATAAATAAAACAATCCCCCGTTGTGCATGTATTTTGCGCAGTTGTTCCACCGTATACAATTGAAAACTTAAAAGCGTCAGAACCAATAAAACCATTGCTGACCCAATTGTCTAGTGATGCTTTATCGATGGCACTGGCATCATTATTTACAAATCTTCCCAATACTTTATTAGAAGAGGCATCATAGCCGTCTATTCCAGGCGCAGTTGTAGAAATTAAAAGATTAAGCGTTGTTCCGGTTGATCCTGTTTTTGCATAGACGTAATAAACAGTTCCGGCAACCTCAGAAGAACACCCAGAGCATCCCCATGTCACGTTGTTTGTCGTGGTTGTTTTAACAAAAGATCCATTAACAGATAGAATACATTTCCCAACCTGAACTGTGTTTCCATCGACGTAGGCAAGGGCGCACCCTTGATGAATTCCATTAGTAACAGTTGCGAAATCTGTAGCGCTTAAAGCAGATGCCTCGAGAGTTCCGTCAGTAACACAACCACCGTCAAGCGAGTTAACCTTTGATACGAGTTGATTAAGGTCAGCATTGAGAGCAGATGAGGTTAATGTCTGCCCGGTCGAGTAATTCGTCCTACTAGTTGAACTGCACGTTGCCGCGAATATTTGATTGGATATAAAAAATGTTAATAAGAGGATAAAGTATTTCATATTGCAAATTCCCCATTTTTATTTAGCTCGACCTGCGCAGAAATAAGACCAATGTTTCCACTGATAACGTCTTGTTCAAAAGATATTAACAACGCTTCGCCTGTCAAACTAAGGTCTCCCTTTACTGTAACTGGCACCCTATCATCGCCCAAACTGTCAATGTCTAATTGTGACACGTCCAGGATAAATGATTCACTGATATTCGGGAACTCGTACGTTAGCGAGTCGAATGGATCGACGTTGTAACTCGGATAAGCCTTTACGGTAATATCGTTATCGCTTGCAAGCGCCTTAACTGTCAGTGTTTTGAAGTTGTATGAAGTTGATTCGTCGTCTGGTTGAATATATGAAAGTTTCATTATTGCAGGAATTGATAGCTGATTAAGAGCTGTGTCCTCGTCATACCTACTATTCTTGATCGAATAACTAAAGATAAAACCGGAGTCGTCTCCGATAAAAACTGCCTGGTTCCCGCTGTCGTCTTCGCTGTCACATGCAGAAACAAGGTTGTATTTAAAATCAAAGATCCTAAAGCCACCGATTTTCTCACTGTAAACATAGGCCTTGCGAATGCTTGTATCTTGCCCTTCCGATAGGAAGGTTAAGTATTGCGAGTTGATTGTATAATAAGCACTGAAAACATTGGCGTAGTTATCTGCATTGATCTCTTTTGTCCATCCGGTACGGGTGAAGATGTCATCAATATCGCCATCGCCTAAGGTAAAAGGAGTGTTGTCCGCTTTTCTAACCAGTGTACCTCTTTTGATTACTCTCCAACCGTGGTCAGATAGGAAGTAAATCAATCCGTTTCCAATTCTAATAGTATCAGCAGAAACGCACCCAATGTTGTCATCAAGAACCGCCTGGGCAGCAGTGCCACCTATTTCTGAGTAAATCGTTATTGAGTTTCTCTTAAAAACTACCAAATAAGGAGACAACGAAGCATCATCAAAGAACCCAGTAGCAAGCCCAGTTATGGGCCCTTGTCCAGCGGCCAAAAGAACTCCAGGTACGTCGGCATTGTCATAAGCATCTGGCAAATACGCCTTTGAAAAGAAGACTTCGCTCGGATAAGTTGAGTTCCCCGCATAGGCAATCTTGTCACCAAATACGGTTAAGTATTTACCTCCTCCTGACTCTGGAGGGAAATTAGTCGTTGGTGGCGTTATCGTACTCGTGGACATCGCCGTAATGTTGGCAGATGTCGTTCCTAGGTTTATCTCTGTTGAATATAGAAACGATCCATTTGCAGTCACGTTCTTTATGTAAATTCTAACCTTATCAATTGAAAGGTTTGTTGCTGATGCTGGGATTGATGTTATTGCAATAGTCTTATTAACCACTGTCGCTGCAACCGTCGCCGTTTCATTGTAGTTTGATTCAAAACCAGTCGCAGTCGAATAAAAGGTAATTGCAACCTGATAAGTCGTTCCATTAACCAAAGACCCGCCCGCTGCAATTGTAGCAGTTGCCGTTGATGGAAGGGCTTGCCCCAATGGACTAAAGTTCGTTCCATCGTAGAAAAATAGGCCATCGCTGCCTAATGCAATGATGTGCCTATCTATAAACGTAACTGCTCGGTGTTTTACTCCTGCAGTTAATCCCGTCTTGAGGGATGTATGCGCCCCTGTGGGGCTTATTTTATATAAAACTGTCCCTACTTTTGCCAACCGGTATGCTGTGCCTGTGCCTTTTTTGAAAAAAGACTGGCTTGTAACGGAGCCACCTAAAGAAGTGTCGTTATATCTCTTGAGTCCGTATCTAGTTTCCTCGATTCCTTCATTGCTTATAATGTTTCGACAGTCAGACAACTTGTCTTGGTCAAGGATACGGTAACTAATTGGCTTATTTAGCTTGCGATAGTCTTTAATCGCTCGTTTTCTAAGTGTCACCTAGCACACTCTCTTAACGGACATCGCTTGCCCGCCCGATCTTCCAAATATGCCCTTGGCTTCGTCTCTTATTCGTACGTAATTGTTCTTTTTAGACTCTTGCCCGTCTTGATCCTTATCCTCATAACCCTTCCAAACAACTCCGGCATCCAAAACCTCTTTTAGTGAAGGGTGAAGTTGGATTGCCCGGTCTCCATCGGCAAAGATGCGAGATGGGATTCTATAAACCCAGTACGAAAGCGTATAGGTTGAGCTTGGTCGTGGGTAAATAAAGATTTTATCGTCTGTCGTTCTTGCGTAATAGTAAGGAGTGCCTGTGCTTGTTAATCCTGGGTCATATTTCAGAATATCATCCAAAGAATTCTCACTTAAGCAGTTTCCACTCCCTTCGATGATCGGATCGCCTGACATGCATGATACCAGGGCGTATTCTGGAGGCTCTATTAGCGAGTTTGCGGCACTTGAGATCGTGAGGGTTGTGGTTATGTTGTCTTCAATCGTAGTGTGCAGGAAATAGCTTCCAGTGCCTTCCTTTAAATAGACTCTTCTGTGGATAACGGTTGGCTTTACGGTTGCCGTCCCATCATAGAGATCAATGTCTGTTAAACTTAGCGAAAGGTTAGGGGTTGCCGTTGTAACAGATGTCGATGCTGTTGATGGCTCACTCTCCAATGATTCAACTTCTCTTCCCGATTCATCAAATAGGACAAATGTGACTTTAACTCTAAAAGCTGTGTTGTCTGTCAAAGAACCGCCGTTTGCAGTTGCCACGGTCGCCCTTGTTGGTATTTGTGGGGCTATTGATATCTCTTGGTCGCCTGAAACAACCTGTTTCTTCATTTTAAATCTAAGAAACGGCCATTTGTGTGAGCTAGCAATGTCCTTTTGGATGTCGTTTATCCATGAAATAACTCTTGCCTTTGCAGCGTTGTCTCTGAATCCGTACTTGCGCACAAATTCATTTTGTAATGCCTCACCATTGTAGGTTGAACTCATTATTTTCTTCCTTTGCCGCACACACTGCGACCACTACCAATATAATAATCATCATTGTTGATTGCTGAACAGAGAAGTGCCCATAGGCGTTGCAGAATGCTGCGAATACGATGCTTGAAAAGACGCGATACTTGTCATCCTTAATTGCGTACTTGTAGAGGAAATAGAGGAACGTAATTAACCCCACTAGTCCAAAAGCCGTTACGATAGACAAGAAGCCACTATGCTCTTGAACGACGGTTGCGCCCTTGTATGTGATCTTTTGATCTGCATACCAGCCGACTCCGTTACCAATAAGCCATGCCTTCATGCTTAACTTGCTTATTAATTCCTTCCATATCACCAATCGCCCACTGTCCATGCCATTCATGCCAGTAAAAGATACTGTTAACATCGAAACAATCGATAAGAGATAAAGCCATTTCTTCTTAATAAGGTTTCCCTTGTAGTAATAGACGAACCCAGCGAGTCCTGTGAGGATTCCTAGTGATGAACCTGTTGAACATAGTGCCGCTATTGCTATTGGCAGTGCCCACCTCCATCCCTTACGATTAAAAGCGATCAAAGAAATGCCTAAGTAGCCCCCAGACATGTTATTGCTTCCAAAAGTTCCACTTGATAACCCAAACTCAACGGCAACCTCACCGATTATTTGAATATCATCATGGAAAAGCTTCATTACTGCATACTCTGGAGAGTAACCAAGCCCATTTAAGAAAATAACTAGTGCCTGAATCAGTGAACCGATACAAATAGCGTTCAGTATCCATGAAAAGTACTTGGCTTCAAAGCACTCATAGAACCGAACAAAGAAGAAGATGCCTGCGCACAAGTAGAATCCATGAAACATTACATTGATCGACTCAACCATGTGCTGATTAATCACTAGAAAAAGAAACGCGATTGCTATCGTAACCCACGCCTTTAAAGGCAGCTCTCTTTTAGGGGAGTTAAACATTATACCTATTAAGCCACATACCATTGCAAATAAGTTATCTTTCGACGTCCGATTCATATCGACAGAGGCGAGCCTATTGTAAACAGGCAACAAGGCAATCAGTAAGCAGGTTAAGCCGTGTGCAATCGCGCTTCTCATTTAATTATAGTCCTACAACCATGATTGTGCCGACGTCGTTAGACGTTACACTTGCAACAGTTATTGCAGATCCACTTTTTGTAACAAGACCTTGAGCTTCGCTAGTTCCATTGTTAAATGAAACATGGTCGATAGTTCCAAGGCCGGCACTAAAAGTTCCTGTAGTAACAGATGCGAAATCCAATTCCCAAACTTCCACTCTCATGTTTCCCATAAGAGACTTTCTTTTAAGTGTCGCTGAAAATGCCATAAATACTCCTTATAGCTTAATGTAAACTTGTACTGAACCAGATGCAGCAGCAGCATCGTAGAAAATCCCACCTGGAACTTCAGTAGCAACGTCAGCGGCGCGAGCAGCTAAGTAACCAGCGTTAACTGAAGACATGTAGAATCTTTTCCCAGCAACCGCTGAACCAGCACCAACATCAAAAAGAGCTGAGTCTAGTTTACCGTTAGTTTGACAAGCACAGATTGCTCCAACAGCACAAGCAGTTTCCATAATACAAAGTGGAGATAATCCAGCAGTTGCAGAAATGATAACTGAAGCACCATCGTCTGCAGTAAGGTCAAGAGTAACTGCTGAACCAGCAGGAATGCTTACTGAGTGAGAGTTCTTTACGTTGATTGATTGTTTTTCAATTGAGTTTGCGTCAACTGTACCGTCGTAGCTTAAAGCAGCTCCACGTCCAATTGTTCCGTTGAATGCGTGAACATTCATTGAAACTAGTGCGAATAAACTTATTAATACCTTTTTCATTTGTTCTCCTAAAGTTAAAGGGGGATTGCTCCCCCGTTTATTATGTTGTTGGCGTGATATCTTTTAACCAACCTTGGTATCTCAAGACTGAACATGCAAAAACACCTTTGTAAAAAAGACGTTGTAACATTGCATCTTGAGTTTCTAGGTCTTCTTTTTGAACGCGTTTCATTTTGTACTCAGGGTGAGCATAAAGACGAACGTATTTCTCATTCAAGAAGATCATTGAAGCGTCTGGAGCTAGGTTGTCTACGATATGATCGATTCCAGAGTAAACTAGTGTGTTCCCACCGTGTCCAAGATTATCAAGAGTAGATTCTCTTGTCGTTCTTTGGTGAGGCTTAAGAAGCTCGATGAAAGAGTTCATTACACCTTGTCTCATGATAACAAGAGTTGGTTTTTCGTCACCTTCAGAACACCCACCCAAAGTAGCTTGGTGAAGAGCTGAAGTAACTGCTCTATTTGTTCCAGAGTTAGAGTTTACATAAGCAACGTGAACAGAAACGTCTGTACTAGTTACGCCACCGTAATTAACTGCAGATGACTTTAAGAATGCTTGAACACCAACAAATTGCTTAGTTGTTAGAGCACCTGTTGCCGCTGTACCATCAGAGAAAATCCCTTTAGTAAAACGTTGTCTCATTGCCATTTCCATCATCTTAAGTCTTTCAGAGACAAGGTTAAGACGAGCTTCTTTTCCTGAGTTTCTAGCAAGGTCACGGTGAGTGATTACTAGTGATTCTTGAAGTTCGATTAGGTCGAACGAAAGCTCAGTGAATGGGTCGTACATGTCTAAAGATAAAGACTCTGCACCTTGGTAGTAAGATCCGTTAGTATCAAGATCATCAACATAGTTGAATGGGAAAGTTTTCTTTTCCCCTGAATAGATACCTTCGTTTTTCTTAAGTCTGTTTAAATAAGCGTGGTTCTTGAAAATAGCGTCTTTTACTCCGCCTTCAGCATCGATACCTTTTACGGTTAATGCTTGTACTTGTCCTACTGATAATGACATTTGATACTCCTGTTATTAAATTGAATCCCTAAGCATACTTTCATAGTCTCCGGCCTTAAAGACCATGTCTTGTTTTTCGCCCCTAGAACTAGATGAAACGCCTGATCGTTTAAGTGCGCTTGCGTTTGCTTTGGATTTAGTTGCCAAAAGCTTCTGATAACTCTGATTGGCCTTAGCTATTTCTTTTCCATAAGCAGCGTAAAATGCATCCTCAACGCTCATTTTTCCTGTTGCATCTGCTGACCATACTCCCTTGACCTTTTCCCAATCCGCTTTCACTCCTAGCTTTGATAAACTTGCTGCGACTGTTGCCTGGACTTGTCCAAGCTCACTCTCCCAACCGTTTTTAATCGACGCTAGTTCTTCGGTCTGCTTGCTCTTCCCGAAGTTGTTAAATTGCTCGCGCAGTTCTTTAATCTGCCCTTCGTATTTAGCAATTACTGGTTGCTGCATCTTGAATTGTTGTAGTTCTTGGTTGTAAGCACTTTGAATAAAGGCAAATAGTTCAGGATCTTGAGTCTGCCATTTAGTAAGCATACTCGTAATGATGTTATTGTCATTAACTACATCACTGATCTCTTGTTCTTTCTGGGCAAGTGCCTGCTCTGTTTCCTTGAATTTGACCTCTTTTTGAGCAAACTCTTCGGTTTTTAGCCTCACTTCTTCCGCGTGGGCCATAGTTTTCTTGGTGTAATCGAATCCTTTTTGAATGATCTCTTTCAACTGGTCAGGAGAATTAATCTTAATAGGCAATCCATTGTGAATGGCACCCATTTGGTTGATTTGTTCAATCGCCTGTGCAACGGCTTCGTTGTTTACAGCCTCTTGTCCTACCTTGTTTAGGATATCTCTGGGGTCTGCTTCCTCAGTGTTTTCTGATGGGTTCGTTTCCGCTTGTCCATCCACATCGGAGACCTCAGTTGAAACATCATCGGTTCCGCTGTCTTCAGCGGTTAACTCGTTAGCTGCTTCCATTAGGTCGAATACTTTTTCTTCTGACATTCTTATAGTCCCTGGTTATTTAGGTTGGCCGGAATGGCTCCTTCATTTGCCTGTGGAACGCTCATTAAATCATTTGGAACAATGAGAGAGTTGATAGAGGCTTCTTTCGCCTGCTTTTCAAAGACCTTTCTTTCGTCGCCACTTAAAAGATCGACCGAGGCACTTCTGCCTAAGTCCATAGCTCCTTTAAGTTTAATGTTTTGTTCTTGTAGCTGTGCAAGTTGGTCTTCGTAGTTCGCTTGCATAGTTTGAGCTTGTTCTTGTATCTGTTGCATTTGAGCTGCTTGTTGATCTCTTTGAGCAAGAGACTCGATGATCATGTCCTTTTTAGGAATGTCTGCAACTTTTAGGAATTCTTGGATTGTTATATGTCCGCCGTTAAGTAGCATCATATAGACTGCATTAACCGCGTCTTTATCCACTCCAGCCATTGAGCCAGGAGAGATTTCGACGATGTAATCTAGGTCTTCGACTTCGAGCGGGTTATAGACAACCTCTTCGATCTTAGTTGAATCGCTTCTAAATCTTAAAACCTTTTCTTCTGTCCAGTTATTAACGATTAGGCTTGCAGTTAATGAGGCAAGTCGCTTCATTGAATAATATTCTAAGACTCTGTTCTTTAACCTGATTCGTCCGACTGCTTGAGTTTGGATCTTTTGGACAGTAATGCCCGAAACATTCCCTTGTGGCATACTGCCATTCATGGTTGCTTCGTTTTGCCCCGAGATCATTTCCATTGTCTGTTGATCAAGGGTTTTTCTGCGCTCTAGTTGAGGCGAAACTTGCCCTGGTTCAAGACGTCTTAACTCAGTACCACGTTTCTTGAGAACGACGATTCCAGGGGCATTTGTGAGCTTCTCAGCATCAACTTCCGCCTCTGTGTCTCCGATCCAACCTGGATTACTTGTTAGCCTTAAGCCTTCAAGCTCTCTAAAGTCCATATCATTAAGCGTTCTTTGAGCGTCAATGATGTTTTTAATCTCACCGAACCCATAGATAGTTTCGTCTTTGTAGCAATAGAATGGAACGACCGGAAGCATCCCATTTTCTTCTGGATTGGCACCGTCATATAAAATAACGCCTTCGATCCACTTGATAACTCTCCAACCATCTTCAAACTTAGGCTCTTGCCCAGTAGGATTGATCTTCTCCATCTCCTCGTGTTCTTCGAGGTGGTTTTCAATCATCTTAACGATCAATAGACCTTTGTTAAGTTGCTCTGCTGCTTGAGGGTTTCCTTGTAGAATCTCATCAACCTTCGCACTCGCCTCTTCATAAGAAGCTTCTGGAGGTAGTCCAACGACAGCAAGCAACTCAGCTTTTTGAGCATAATGAGCTGCCTTGTGTTCCTTGTGGTTTTCCCACTTAGTGATATCAGGAGACTCAGCGTTTTTGAATTGCTCTGTCTCTTCTGTTATTTCTTCCTGAGTTTCCTCTGGTTCAATGTTCTTTAACGAGTAATCCCTAATCCAGGTCTCATTGTAATTAAGAATGTCCTTTGCTTTGTATGCCTTAGGTTTTCCCATGGCAGCGTCACGCCCAGATATATCTCTTCTTTCGAAGTTATCATCCCTAGAGTCGTCAACCATAGACTTGCCGCCCTTGATTGCTTTAATCTCCTTAGCAAATTCCGGCCATGAGCGAGCTAGCGCTTCTCTTCGCATAGGAATTTCTAGGTGCATCTTTTCAGCGTGATCAAGAGAGCCGACGTTTCCGTCTAGCCAAACATATTTCCAAGGGAGTTGTTTATACTCAACCTTGCCGTCGCCGTTGTCAGCATCGGGATTATAAAAAGCGTAAATATAACCAGGAGCACTCATAAGGGCCGATCTCATTAGAGGGG